GATTTTGTTCCTTTCTTTATCTTACAAATATATTATATGAAAATTTTTTATGAAAATCAACCAAATATCTGGTTAATCGAACAATCATGTGGATCTTTGTCCGGTCTAAGTTGTCTAAAATGGAAATGTCTTAATGTATGTGCATTTCGATCCTTTTCCATCCCCGCGAGTTCACAAACTTTACCAATATATTCCTCTGGATGCTTTGCAAGGCCTTCCCGCATTTCATCGGTTAATCCAGATGAAACTGTACCAATAGATACAATATTTTCATCATTTTCATCATACGCGCCAATTTCTATCGCTGTTTTCCAACCAAGAGCATATGGTTTAGTTACAGGTACTCCATCTTCCCAATAAGGCCATGTATCTAATTCTTTACCTGTATATTCTTTTGTTGGATCACATGCTGCAAGAATAATGGCATCACAAGTGTCTGTTTTTTTAATTTTAATGGTATCCCAAACTGGTCGTTTACCTGGCGTATAGGGCGCAGTTTTCTTTTTTAATACCATTCCCTCCTCACCTGCGGCGAGGGCGGCGGCGACAGCCTCCTGGATATTGTCGTCAACTCTTTGTGCAAGTTCGATAATTGGAGTGTTATTGCAATCAAGCATAGCCCCGAGATTATATTTATTGAAACAAGCAACCAATAAAGAGTACCTGATGCTAGCACCATAGTTCATTAGATCCTTTCCATTATAATATATCATATCATGAATATAAAATTTTAGCCATCCATATTCGCCATTTTGACGCTCAATAGCTTTACTTGGCAAACTACCCATAATAGGAGTAACATCCTTAGACCGTTTGCCTGGATAATAAATCTCACCAATGATAATTGTGCCTGGCGGCAATACGTCAAGTACGCTCATAATGTGGGGCACATTTGCACCTTTTTCTGTTAGTTGTCCTGTTGAAACAGACACATTTCTACTCCAAAGATAAGATCCTTCATCAGTCTTTTCATACTGATACCAATAGCCATCTTTCTTTAATTGAGCAAAATATTCACCAGATGCACAAATAGAGGGAAAAAGATCTTCTTTTCCCTCTGGAATCTTATTTATTTTCATTGGTGCAATACAAAGTGGTTTACTCATAAATATTATTCCTTACAAATATAATTTAATATGATTCAAATACTCATTTAAATCTGTGTAATTATATGGGATTTCAATAAGATCAATTTTATTTGCTTTACAATATGCACGTTTAATATTATCATATCTTTGTTGTTTTTTAAATTGATCTTCACCGCCAAAATAGTCAATAGCTTTATAATGTTGCTGGCCTTGGAATTCAATTACAATAGGGCGATCTTTAATTTTGAAATCAAAACGTAATAATCCTCTATCACCACGAAGATTATCAAATGTATATTCTTGTTCAAACTGAATCTTATGATTGATCAACCATTGTTTTACTGCGGCTTCTCCACTTGATTCATTACTTGTAGGCGCTTCATCTTCAAAAGAATAAGATCTTTGTGATGGTTGGGTTGCATATGCTAATGAATCATCACAATTCATGTGATATAGAACCATACTTTTAAAGATTTGCGTTTGACCCGTAAATTGATTAATACAAATATATGAACTGTGTCCTTGATGATCTCCACCAGCGTAAGTCGCGCAGAACCATGTATTATCAAAAATTTTACCTAAATAATTATTTTTTAATACAACATTTTCTGCTGTTGATTTAGCTTTATAATCCCAACTTGTTGGCAATAATTTCTTTTTGCCCTTTTTTGCACATTCAACGCATCTACAAGTATGCGGACTTTTAGTAGGATCTGTCGTTGTTAAACGATCTACTCGTCCAACAAATTCATTTCCGCATTCACATCGAACATTTACATATGCTCGAAGAGTTGCAGATGGTGTTTTGTCTCGTTCACGCCATACTGTTCCAATAGCAGTAATACAAGAGTTAGGAAACTTATATCCAGGCTGAATATACGAATAATCTTTGCGTGGCATATTTAAACTCCTTTTATTTATATAATAATTATATCATAAAAAATAAAAAAATGCAAGTAAGGGTTAAACCCTTACTGCACTTATAAGATTATTATCCTTAATTAATTTTACAGTTGAACTCATTCTTGATCCAAGAGTAATATCATCAACACTCACACATATAGATCCAGTGTTTCCACAGAGTAGTAAGCTTCCAACGCTTTTATCGCCTGGGATGCTTGCTCCCGTGACGATCTTGCCCGAATGATTACACTTAAGACCTTTGCCAGCTCGGTTTTGTTTAGTGAACTCGCTGACCATAACTCTCTTCCCTGTTCCGTCACTACACCCAATGAAAACTTGCCCGAAGGCATCTTTGCCACTATCTGCCCCGCGTGATTTGAGGCTGAGACCCACGGCTGCTTCATCGTTATCTGCAAGTTTGATTCCTTGAATGCCCACAGAAGTTCTTCCAGTTGCGCCAATTGTTGCTCCATCGAATCTTATACCCATACCTTCCTTGGTTAATATGAGAATATCTGTATTCTCACCTACCCAAACGCTTACAATCCCATCGCCTTCACGAAGTCCTATTGCTTGAACTCCTGCTTTACGCTTGCTTCCAGCGTATTCAGATAAGTTGGTCTTTTTAACCAATCCTCGTTTAGTAATGAACCAGACGTACTTTCCGGTATTATCTGCTCTTGCAGCTGAGGCGACCGCAACAATCTGCTCCGCAGGTTCCATCTCCACTAACGTAGAAATCGCAACTCCACGGGTAGTCTGTGTCCCTTCCGGAATTGTGTCCACACCAACTCTGTAAACTTTACCCTTGTTACTGAAGGCGAGTAGCACGTCTACTGTATTACTGTCTATTGTAGCTAAGGTGATATCATCTTGAGTTCTTACTCCTTTTCCATTACGCTTTTGGATCTTAAATTGCTTTTTCGGAACTCGTTTAATATTTCCAGCTTCTGTGACTACAACAACTACATCTTCCGGCACAATCTGTGCAATTTCTTTTTCTTCTTTAGTAACCTCAATATGCGTAATTTCTGTACGACGAGGATCAGAAAATTGCTTTTTAAAATCTTCAAGTATACTTATCAAATCATTTTTAAAGACTTCTTCATCATTAAGTCTTTTTAAAATAATTGCTCTTTCTGCTTCTTTATCTTTTTTCTCTTGTTCAATAGCCAAACTTTCCATATTGGCTAACTTACTCAATGTCATATCCAAAATTGCATCTGCCTGAAGCGCATCAAACATATCTGTTTCGATTAAACGTTCCTTAGCTTCTGCTTTATTTTTGGATGCCTTAATCATTTTGATAACATTATCAATATTCATTAAGGCAATACATAAACCCTCAAGAATATGAATTCTCTTTTCAAGTTTCTTTAAATCATATTCATTTGCACGTCTAAACACATCTTCTTGATGTTTTACATAATTTTCAATTATATCTTTTAGTGTTAACTGTTTCGGCACTTTATCAACAAGTGCGACCATATTAATACTAAATGTAGTTTCAAGATCAGTGAGTTCATATAAACGATTAGCAATTACATCTGCATTAAAACCCTTCGCCAATTCAATAACGAACCGTACTCCCTCTCGATTTGATTGGTCAAGTATCTCTCCAATACCCTCAAGTTTCTTGGTTTCACAGAGTTCGTCAATTTCTCGAGCCAGCTCTTCTTTAGACACTTTATAGGGTATTGAGTCAAATACCAATCTATCTCGTCCATCTCTTGTCCGTTCAACAGTATAAGTTGCTCGTATTCTAACGCGACCCTTGCCGGTCTTATATGCGGCTGACAGTTCACGTCCATTGATAATCCGGCCACCCGTGGGAAAGTCTGGTCCAGGAACCAATGTCGCAAGCGTCGCATTGTCCGTCGCAGTTCCCCTAATGTATGCGATGATTGCATCCATGATTTCTCCAAGATTATGAGGGGCAAAATTGCATGCCATTGCGACAGCAATCCCAGTTGTTCCATTGCAGAGGAGATTTGGGAAAAGTCCTGGAAGATATATCGGTTCGCTTGTGGTCTCGTCAAAGTTCGGGATCCAATCGACTGTATCTTTTTTAATTCCATCAAGAGTAGCCTCACTTATTTTGCTTAATCTGCATTCTGTATACCGCATTGCTGCAGGATCATCGCCATCACGGCTACCATTGTTTCCATGAAAATCAATCAATGGATACCGCATATTCCATGGTTGACTTGCACCAATTAATGCGCCATATATTGAACTATCTCCATGCGGATGATATTTACCCATTGTGTCGCCAACAGGTCTCGCGCATTTGACATATTGTTTATCACTTTTATATCCATTCTCTTGCATACACCAAAGGATGCGCCGCATAACAGGTTTAAATCCATCTTCAACTGCGGGAATGGCACGATCTGTGATTACTGAAAGTGAATAATCAAGGAATGATTGTTCAACTTCTTGTACTATTGGTGATTGAATAATATTACTCACAGTTACACGCCTTTCTAATCCTTTTGATTGTTTCATCCACAGGATATTTTTTCATAGAATAATCTAAAAGGATTTCACTCAATTCTATATTTATTTTATCATTTTTTTCATCAATTTGCATCCCAACAATATCACTTGGGGATAAAGCGCCTGTTGCTAACTTATCAGCAAGTTCATTATATGTATGTCCACTATGACCTTTTACCTTCATAATAAACACATGATTATTTTTGAAATATGGAATGATTTTTTCCCATAAATCTTTATTTGCAACAGGATCACCTTTACTATTAACCCAATTGTTATTCTCCCAGTTTACATACCACCGTTCAAAATAACAATTACAAAAATATGCACTATCACTACAAATTGTTATTTCTTCAGGGCCGCTCGTTGGTTCATAGTCTGGTTCTCCCCACCATTGAAGTGCTTCCAGAGCGGCCCGTAATTCCATGCGTTGATTAGTTGCATCTGTTTCTGTGCCCGCAAATGCAACTTTATGACCGCTATCTATGATTCCGATTATGCCCCAGCCACTTCTACTTTTGGTACAAGAGCCATCAGTATAAAATGTAATCATACATCAATATTCGCTCTAAAAGCGTTCTCCTCAATAAATTTTTTTCGTAGTGTAGCACTTTCTCCCATTAAACTAGTAAATACATTACTCGCTGCAACCGCATCTTCCATTGTAATTTGTTTTAACGTCCGAGTATCGGGCGCCATCGTAGACTCAGCCAATTCGTCGACTGATTGTTCACCCAAACCTTTAAACCGACGCAGTTCATAGTTGCCGCCTGGGTTTTTAGCACGATAAGCGGCAAGGGCAGCGTCATCCTTAATGTAGAATGATGTTTTACCCTTGAGTATACGATACAAAGGAGGCACAGCTGCATATATATATCCTTTCTCAATCAACTCTGGACAGAACTTCCAGATAAATGTAAGGAATAAGCACCGGATATGATCACCATCAACATCAGCATCTGCCATGATAATGATTTTTCCATATCTCAATTTTGATTCATCTAATATAACTTTATTACCTTGGATCTGAAGACCAAAGCCAATGATCATAGCTTTAATTTCTTCGTTACCCATTGCTTTAGCCAAATCAGCTTTGAGAACATTAAGGATTTTACCTCTGATAGGAAGGATTGCTTGGGTGTCTCTATTACGAGCTTCTTTCGCGCTACCAGCCGCCGAATCTCCCTCGACGATAAATACCTCGCACTCACTCCGGGTCTTGCTTGAACAGTCCGCGAGTTTGCCTGGTAGGGTAGCACGGGTTGCTTTACTAGTAGCTGAGCGTACCGTTTCTTTTGCTTTCCTTGCTTTTTCCCTTGCGGTTCTGGCGAGGACAGCCTTACTAATAATTGCTTTTGCATCTTTTTCGTGTGAGTTAAGATACTCTGCAATGGCTTGAGAGCAGAGTCGTTGGACAACGGTTCTACCTTCGGCACTAGTCAATACTCCTTTCGTTTGTCCACTAAATACTGGATCTGGCATCGTTAAACTTAATACAAGAGTTAAGCCTTCTTTAAGATCATCACCAGAGAAATTTTCATCTTTTTCTTTTAATAAACCTTTATTACGAGCATAAATGTTTATTGCTTGCGTCAAAGCTGTGCGGAAACCTGTTAAATGAGTACCACCAGTATTAGGAATACTATTTGTAAAAATCTTATATGTGTCATTATATTGATCAGTATACTGTAATGCTACTCGGATCCGCATCCGATTTTCCGCGCTTTCTGCGTAAAAGGGTGTAGTTAATTTATTTTTTCCTTTTGTTAATACATCAAGATAATCGAGTAATCCATTTGAACTCTCGATTTCTTCTGCGATTTTATCATTATCTTTAAATGTGAAATGAAGCCCAGGAGACAAATATGCAAGTTCCCAAAGTTGCTTACGCATACGATTTGCATCAGCTATAATTCCCTCTTTAAAGATTTCTTCATCTGGCATAAATCTTACGATTGTGCCATGATCCATATCTTCTTTTGTTTTAGGACGAATTGCAAATCCTTGTAATTCTCCACAACTAAAAATTGCTTCAGCAACTTTTTTATCTCTATAACTTTCTACTCTAAATAATTTAGATAGGGCATTAGTGGCTTTGGCGCCAACACCATTCATGCCACCAGAAGTATTATAGCCACTATTACCATCGCTATCGAACTTAGCGCCAGTATGCAACTTAGTGTAAATATTAACCAAGACTTCTTCGCCATCATCATTTTTACCAAAGGGGACCCCTCGGCCATTGTCAGCCACGACAACAGTAGGCCCATCAAGAGTAACAGATATTTTATCACAAGCTCCTACCAGATACTCGTCAATAGCATTGGATATAATTTCCAAGGTAATCTGCCACACGCCTTCGGCATCGACAGCGCCAATATACATGCCTGGACGAGTACGGATGGCTTCCATACCTTCAAGTGTTTTAATATCTTTTACACCGTAATCTATATTTGGAATAGCCATCTTTTCATCCTTTCTCTATTTTTCTATTTTTATTATATCATATTTATTATATTTTTTCAATTCATCATATTGTTTAAGACTAATTGCCGCACATGGTCTCGATATTCTGGTAAAACCAAATAATAAACCATTGTTTCTATCCATTGATACGTATTAATAGTCCGACCCGAAATTTTGAAATATTGAATTCCCATATCATACAATTCATCGACTCGCTCATTCGTAATAGCATGAGGTAACTTTTGAATTTCTGAAAACGTACGTTGTTCTGACCCATATGGACATTGAAAATTAGAACCATCAAAATGACAAATCCATAGTTGTTCTTCACTAATTGCTTCGTAATGTTTTCTACGTTCTGTGCAATTAAAATTACATGGCTCTGCGCAAATTACTTCTAATTGCTCAGGGTGACTCAATTTTTTTAAATACTCATTATTATTATTTTTTTTATAATTTACTACGTAAATCATGCCTTGTGCTGTAATTTCATTTACTTTAATAGGATCAATAATTCCCACTGTTGTAGAATAAATTAATTTCATATTAGGATACGTTTGTGTCAAATGATCAAATAAGGCTTTTGAAGCAACAATCACAGAATCTTGCTCTCGATAATATAAATGTAAAAAATTATTACATAACCAATCTTGTGCTAAGCCATAATCAATTAATAAATTAGTACAAGTATGATTTAGATTAATATCTGTTTCATTGAAATAATATTGCATAATATTATCTACATCATATGGATTATAACCAAAATTCCATTGAGTGCGGCCACCATTCCAGATTAAACCGCCAGGAAAATCATAAGAGCTATCTATACATCTATCCTCATAGAAATATTCGGGATTATCTTTATAGGTTTCGATGAGTGCTTTTAATTCATTAAAATATCTAAAATAGCCAGGAATACTAAACTTTTTCATAAATATAATCCTTTCATTTTCTACATATATTATATCATAAAAAATTTTAATTTGCAAAGTTCTTGTTAGCTACAGTAAAAGAAAAGGGAGAGTTTTAACTCTCCCCATGAATTTTAGCTGCAAGTTGGGCGACTTCACTTCGTTCTGATTTTTGAAGTTCAATAGCGCCAAATAAAGGTTCACCTTGCAAACTATTTAATAATGAAGCAATTCCGCTATTCTTTCTGAATATATCGGAGTCTGTCTGTGATTCATCACCTAAGAACCATACTTCACTATCTTTTTCTGCACGGGCAATTATTAACTTAACATTATCAGTTGTAAGATTTTCTGCTTCATCTACAAAAATAATACTATGTTGAAAATTACGTCCGCGCAAATATCCTAAGTGGACTGGCTCAATTTCTCCGTTATCTATTGCTTGGATAAGCGCGTCAGGACCTCCCAAGTGATCTGCCAGCGGCATTAACCATGGCATAAGTTTCTCGTCTTGCTCTCCCGGTAAAGCCCCAAGTTTTTGAGAACCTGCGACTTCAACATTATTTCTTACATATACGATTTTATCGAATGTGTGCCATTTGACATAATTCATTGCATGTACCAGTGCTAAAAATGTTTTACCAGAACCGAATTGTCCTCTGATTGTTTTAACTGGAATATTTCTATTCTATAATAAATCAAACAACATACGCTATTGATCATTAAGGGGTTTAACCTACCCAAAATAATCACTATTTTGGTTCTTGTATTTTATCACTTCATTTTTATTACCGTCCCATTTTACTAAATCAACAATTTCATTATTCAGTTTTAGAGCTGCATATTCGTTAATCTCCAAGCCAAGAGTGTTGGTCTCGGGATGTTCATAATAGTCAGCTAATGCCTATTCATCGGATCCAAAGTCAATATCTTTAAATCCTTTCCAGAGTCCTTCTTTGTGAGCCATATCTTTATAGTATTCTGGATTGATCTAATCTATAAATTTACACGCAAGGAAAAATTGGGATGAGTCCGCGGTTACAAATTCAATCCTTTCTTTATTCTTGCGTGCTAATAATACAGCTTCACAAATTAATTTACTATCGTTATTATCCTATAATTCCGGAGAATGTTTTAGTAATCTATTTATCTTCCTCCAATTACTCTTTGGTTCAATCCATAGATCCTAATGATCCATTAAATAACGAATTAAAACTCGTGCTTTATATTTAACTGTTTCATCTTTTTGATAAGATGTTTTAATATTCTCTAATTCTGAAAAAACTATTGTGCTTATATAATTTATATCTTCTTGGTTTAATTTAAATCCTGCCAATAAAGCACTTGTATCGAAAAACTTAACTGTCTTCAACGCTGTCATCACCCTTACTATCTGTTCCACCGATAATCTCATCTACAAATCCGTATTTGAGCATATCTTCCGCATCAAAGAACCATTGTTTGCGCTCATGGCTCTCATATTCTTCTGGTGTCACTTTAGTATGGGAGGTAATAAATTCACGAACTTTGCTATCAACTCTTTTGTTAAATGCCATAGCGTCTTCAACAGAAAGAGATTCACCACTGAAGCACGTACTTCCAGCGTGAAGTAAGGCATATGAGTATGGATAACATTTTCTTGTTACATTAGGATTATGCGCACCGGCCGCAAGTATAATTGTGCCCATACTTGCAGCATAACCAAGAACTATAACATTCAATGGTTTGGTATATTGATCTATAATATTACAAAGAATGAATCCATCACTAATTGATCCTCCTACTGTTGCTAAAATTAAAGTAACAGGATCATTGCTACTGTCCTTTTCAAAATCCATTAAAGGAATAACAACTCGTTCAAAAATTCTTTCATCTACTTCTTGATTAAAGATAATAGTGCGATTATTGAAAAGTTGAGTAAAGTACTAATAAGTTGCTGGATCAATAGCTGTAGTATCCAATAATGAAGTTAAGTCTTCTAACATAAATTCCTCCTTTAAAACGCCATATCTTCCAATGGAAGTTTTTGACGTAATTGTAGCCACTCATCCACAGTACCAACGATTACTTGAATCTTTGGTGCATATTTTTCCTTAAACGCAAGTATTGCTGGGAGTTCAGCATCACCACAATCTTCGGGTAAGGAACGAATAACATCTTGTTCCCACAAATTTATAAATTCACGAGCAAGCCAAAATTCGTTTCCTCTGAGCGGCATATTTTTTAACCAAGGATAAATTGTGGGCCAATGTACCCAAATGTGATCTTTTACAACGTGATGGAAGAATACTTCCCAACGATCTTCATGACAAAGACCGTTAATAATGAAATTAATTGTCAGAACTTGCTCGCGATTCCCTGAGTTTGGAATAAAGTCGATCTTTTTCTGAGATAGTTGTTCGAAGGTCATTTCTTGTACTCCGAATTAAAAACTTCATTTCATCAATATCACGTTGTACATATTGCATCTGTTTACGCAGATAGTAACACTCACTAGATGAACAGTCCCCACAATTCTGTTCAAATATATTATATAGATGTTTTAGTGTTTTTAATTGAATTTTGTATTCATCACGCCGATCGCACATCTCTTTTAGCATAGACCGCGTATAGGCGTAATGCTGGCCAGTTAGCTTATTCTCAAAATCGTAATCATGCGGGTGGCATTGAGCCGTGCCAACATAGATTTTATTGTGGACCAACCGTGTGCACGTCGTTCGGTGCAGCTCGGGGTCATAGTCAAATGTAATTTTAGGGTCAGTAATCATATTTAATCTCCTTTTGAAGTTTTGCTTCATTATATGTATATTATAAAATAATTTTTCACATATGTCAAGGTATTTGCTCGAAAAAATTGCTGGCCCGATCGCACGCCGGGCAACGACCGTGAACGTTGGCAAAATTATAAACACAAATAAGCCATGCACTTTTATGCATGGCTTTGACATTCGGCATTTTCAATTTTCACTTTCAAACGGTAGGATATGTATTATAAATACCTTGCGGGTTGATGACCATCTGCCCCATCGC